TCGTATAGAAATGTACTGCAATAAGGATATAGAGGATATATCTGTTAAAGAATTTTATGAATTTCATGATGATATTCGTATGTTACATTTTTTTCAGAGGAGAATAGGCGAGGATCTTGAAATAGCCGGAGTTGAGAGAATCAAGGGTAAGATACAGGATCGTATAGAAATGTACTGCAATAAGACTACAGAGGATATCTCCATTGAGGAATTTTATGAGTTCCATGAAGATATCCGAATGTTGCTTAGGTTTAAGTTAAACAATTAAAGCACTTAGAATGATTGTACAAAATCCCATTCGTTTATGTCGTTTGGGACTTTGTGAATCTTTTCTTGGGAGAGAATAAGGAGTAAGCATGAAAATAGACGATGGAATAAGCCGGAACAATGGAACAGAGTTAATAAGGCTCGTTGAAAGAGCTATAAGTTGCTGTAGATGGAGAGCCAATTTCGCTCTGTCAAATGCAAGTGACTATAGAAAATGGAAAGAAAAGAAGAAAGTATTGGAAGATGCATTAGAGATAGTGAAAGAGATTAGAAATGCGATCTAAGGATGTGAAAGAAGGATGAAAGGAATAAATGCCGAGGGAGTTTACAAAAGATGACTTACTGAAAGATTACTATAAGGAATGGATTTATGTATATAAGGAAGGTGCTATCAAAGAATGTACATTGTCAAAGTACAAAATGAGTCTTTTTTGGGTTGAGAAGATAGCTCCTGATCTAAAGTTGTGCAATGTTTCAAGAGTAACGTATCAGCAAATCATCAATGAATATGCAAAAGAACATGAGAGAAATACTACTATGGACTTTCATCACCAATTAAAGGGATGTGTTTTGGATGCAGTTGATGAGGGTTTTATACCAAGAGATCCGACAAGAAAGGTCATAATAAAAGGAAAGCTGCCGGGGAGTAAGAAGATAAAGTACTTGAATCAATTCGAGTTACAAACTCTTTTAAAAAGTTTGAAACTTGGTGAAGAAGTAAGTTGGGACTGGTTCATTCTGCTTCTTGCAAAAACCGGAATGAGATTTTCTGAAGGTTTGGGAATTACACCAAGGGATTTTGACTTTGCACATCAGACATTAAGTATAAACAAAACATGGAATTATAAAGAGGGTGGTGGATTCACAACCACAAAGAATAAATCTTCAGTAAGGAATATACAGTTGGATTGGCAGTTGATAATGCAGTTTGCAAACCTTGTAAAAGGCCTACCTGAAGATGAACCTATATTCGTAAAGAAAGATATGAATGTATATAACTCTACAGTAAATGACTTGTTGCTCAGATACTGTAAAAAGTTGGATATACCTGTGATTGCGGTACATGGATTACGTCATACACACGCTTCTATTTTGCTATATGCCGGTGTATCAATTGCCAGTGTGGCAAGAAGGCTGGGACATGCAAGTATAACCACAACACAAAAGACTTATTTACATGTTATTCAAGAGCTGGCAAGTCAGGACATAGATATTGTAATGAGATCATTATCCAACTTGGTATAAGGATAGGAGAAATGGAGCAAGTATATGAGGAGGAGAAAGAATGAGTGAGATTAAAATATTAAGTCAAAAGAGCACTGAGCAGAATGAATTTTATGATCCTGCAAGGTCAAACAACGGCGGAGGATATTCACAACCATGTAGAGAAACAGTTTTTGAATACGAGGGTGAGCAATACAAGTTCGTATTCAATGATACTTCGTGTGGGGATTTTGGAAGTAGATTTACCAAAACATTATATAAAGATGGTGAAGCTATAGCTGAAATGGAAGTTGATCAAGTTTCTAATGACGATATATGGGAATCAAGTTTCTACCTTAGCAATCCTTTACATTTTGCAATGTATGAGGCTGGACTTTTAAAAAAAGGAAACTTTTACACTGAGGACGAATAGGAGAAGTTAAAGGAGTAGTGGATGGAAGCAAATAGCAGTAATCGTATATCGGTAGAACAGGCTGCAAAACTTCTTGGAGCGTCACCGCAGTTCATAAGGATCGGGCTGCAGCAGGGGATGCTTGACTTTGGTATGGCTGTAAAAATGTCAAGACAATGGACATATGTTATAACAAAGCAAAAGTTTGAAGAGGCCACAGGTATAAAGGTTAAATGACAATTAGAAAAAATAAATATAAGTAGGAGATATGAAAATGGAAAGAATTGATGTACCAAAGGTTTTTAAAAATAAAACTGAAAACGAGTTCATTTTAATAAAAAAAGAAGAACTTGAAAATCTTATAGAGTGCAGCAGAAGTATTGAAAAAGCAATAACTATAGTTGAAAAAGTTGCTATAGGTGTAGGTTTAGTAGTTCTTGGAATAATTATAGGAATGATGTTGTTATGAGAATGGAAATGGTCATACAAAGATTATGGACAGAGGAAGAACTTGAAATCCTGGCTGATATGAGAAGACAGAGGATTGTAGTATCAAAAATAGGAGAAAGATTAAATCGTAGCACTGCAAGTGTTAGGCTTAAATTAAGCACTATGGGGGAAGATTTATGGGACAGAAGTAGATGGAGCAGATATATCTCAAAAAGGACTAGAAACTATTGGACTTATGAAGAGTTATATGATGCAAAGCTTATATTGGAGTGTGGTGGAACGTTTGCTGAGGCTGCAAAGAAGACATCACATAATAGTGGAAGTCTCAGAAGCAAGATAAGCATGATGGGAAGTGACTTTTGGGAGGAGAGGAATTGGGAGATGTATACAGTTGGGTAGATGATAGATACAAATATGAGGAACTAAAGTCTACTGCAAGGTCAGTAACTAAAGGAACTATTTTAAAAAGATTTATTGGAAGTGTATGGCATCAGATCAATGAAAAAAGAGGCTATGAAAGTCAGTTCTATATTGCCAATGTTACGGATCGTGGCCATCATGGAGAGTTTGAAGATGTGCCAGTATTCATAACAAGTTCAGATAAGGAATTTAGAAAAGAATTTGAAACAAATAAAAGGTTTAAACAGCTGAATGAATTATATAAAAAATGAGCCTGTAACAAAGACAGGCTCATAATGCTAAAAAGCATTCCATTTCACTAACATTCTATGCTTTTTGGTCTTAAAAGTCAAGAAAAATGTGGAGAAATCCACCTTTAACTGCTTGATTAAAATATTAAAGTTACGACTAAGGGGTGTAGAAAAATGTATGTGAAAAAAACTTATAACTTAGGAAAGCATAAAGACATAATAGAGGTTCATAATTTTTATCCCGGCAATTACGGAGCACCCGGAAAAAAGAGAGAGAAAAAAGAGAAGGCATCTCCTGAGGTGATAAAAAAGCAGAACCACACAAACAGGGTTAGAAAAATACAAAGATTAATATTGGGTAATTTCAAAGCAGGAGATTGGCATATCGTACTTAAATATAAAAAGGAACTGCGACCTGATGACTTCAAAGAGGCCAAGGAGCAGTTGAGTACATTTTTTAAAAAGGTGAGACTGGAACTGAAGAAGTACTCAATAAGTTTTAAGTATATCGGAGTTACTGAGATGGGTAAGAAGGGCAATGCCTTACATCATCACATCATAGTTGAAAACATAACTGATCCGGTAAACATGTTGAAGCTTATAAGAAAACATTGGGAGTATGGCCATATAGCACTCACAGATATGTATGAAGAAGGAGCATATCAGAGATTGGCCGAATACATAGTGAAAGCTGAAACAAAGGATCCAAATGGCAAATCTTCTTATACACGCAGCAGGGGCAATCTGATAGAGCCGGAAGTTGAAAGCAAGATAATGCTTAGAAAGAGTTGGCCAAAAGAGCCTAAAGCAAAGAAGGGATATTACATAATAGCTGACAGTGTAATATCAGGTGAGAATCCTGTTACCGGGTATCCATATCAAAGATACATGATGCAAAAGCTACCAAGTACCGGAGCTGTAGGAAGAGAGGAGACAGAGTGGAGACGGAATGTAGAGTCAATATTTACATAACCACATCAATAAGAGGGCCTGCAAAGAGAAACGGTGGTTATGGCTATGTAATAGAATTTATTAAAAAAGATGGTAGTCCGATTACCAGGAGTGGAGTCGGCTATGAGATAAAGGCTACAGAAAACAAGCTTGTATTGATGGCATTAAAAGCGGCACTCAAAAGACTTACCAAAAGGTGCTCAGCCTTAGTATTTACTAAGTGCGAGTATGTTTTGAGCAGCTATAAAAACGAATGGATTTCTGAGTGGAAAAAGAATGATTGGACTAATGCAAGAGGTGTAAAGCTTAGTAATTGGGAGCTTTGGAGGGATATATCAGAGTTATCCACAATGCATGAGTTGTCATTTGAGAGAGTAGACGTAAAGAACCCTTATGAAATGTGGATAAGTGAGAATATAAGAAAGGTGGAGAATGAAAAGTGACAAAAGCTTAGTAAATACTAAGTATGAGGGCGACTCAGGAGGTATTTCCGAAATGGGAAAAACTGAGAAAAGAAGTATTTCTTTTACAGTGTATGGAAAGCCTATAGGTAAGCAAAGACCAAAGTTTGCAAGGAAGTATGGAAGTGTAATGACATACACTCCTAAAGAGACTGTAAACTATGAAAACCTTGTAAAGATATCATATCCGGGCGGTGTAAAACTGGAAGGTGCTATAGCTGCCAATATAAGGGGATATTTTGCAATACCAAAATCGGTAAGCAAAAAGCAAAGTGAGAGGATGTTGGCAGGAGAAGTCAAATATACAAAGAAGATTGATAGTGACAATCTGGCCAAGTCTATATTGGATGCATTGAATCACATTGCTTATGATGATGATTCGCAGGTGTGCTGCCTTACGGTAAGTAAGCAATATGCTGAGATTGAAAGAGTAGAAGTGGAACTTAGGGAAATATAGTAAGTTGATTTGAGTTATTTTGAGATTAAGGAGTTAAGCGAATGAGTATAACAAGAAAAGAAGTGGATGAAATTGTAGCGGCTGCAACCGAGGTGGCGAACAGTGCAAGAAATATAAGAATTATCAATGAAGTAATAGAGGAAATCAAGAACTGGTCACTTAAAGAAGGTGCTTTGTTTAACATGGATCTTTATGCACAGAAAAGTAAGGATGGGGTAGTGAAAAAAATAGTTAGTTTAGGAACTTTTTTGTCGTCAGATGAACAACTTCCAATCAGGGAGGTTCTAATACAAGCACTTAAAGAAAAAAGAGAAGAGTATACAAGTAATTTTCAAGAGGATACAAAAGAGTTTGAAAAACTTGCGAAAGAGGTGCAAAGATGAGTAGCGATATCAAACATACGATAGAGCTGGCAGGGTTCAGACTGTCGGACAGGATAAAGCTTGTACATAAGGTTACAGGTAGGAAGTTTGACTAAGATTAGGGAGTAAAGGGGATGGATTACAAACAGGAAATAATCAATAAGATAAGAGATATGTCAAAATACTATTCCGGTCATCAGGTTTTTAGAGATTGGATAGAAGTATACGCTTTAGCAATAGCAAATGTCTGTGAACCTGAAGGTACAGTGGTTTGGAATAAAAGGGAGCAGCAGTATTTAAACACAATAAGCAAATATCAGACTGCAGAAGTGGACGGTTTTGCAGAGCTTGGAGGGTTACTTACATTAGCACTTGAAAAAGATATGTCAGATATCCTAGGAAGTGTATATATGGGCATAGAGACAGGCAATAAAGCCACAGGGCAGTTCTTTACACCCGATAATGTAAGCCAGTTGGTGGCAAGGCTGATGGATGATGAAGTAGTATCAACCGATATGCCTATAAAGTTACATGAGCCTGCATGTGGCAGCAGCGGGATGATTATTGCATATGCCAGAGCCTTGAGGGATAAGGATATAAATTATCAAAGACTTCTTGATATAAAAGCTTCAGATATAGATTTTGCGTGTGTCTATATGAGTTATATACAGCTGTCTTTACTTGGAATCAAGGCGGTTGTAGTAAGACAGGACAGCTTGCTTGGAGAAAAAGTTCCGCAGGAGCATATATTTGTAACTCCGGCAAGGAAGGGAATGTTGCTATGAAAGATGAACTTATATCAAAAATAATATTATCAATTGCAGATGATATCAGTATAGATATCGGTGAGCTGAAATCTAAGCTATATATAGCTATGAACGGATATAATGTGAGCCTTGAAAGTACTGAAATTGTGGTAAGAGAGGAAAATAAAAATGAGTGGCTGTTCAAGAAATTTATAATGACTAAAACGGTTCAAGGTTTAACAGAAAGAACGCTTGAGTTGTATGGTATAGAAATACCTAAGATATTGAGAAAAATAGGTAAGCCGGTAGGAGAGATAACATCAGATGACATATTGTACTATTTAGCAGTCAGAGAGTGCAAAGATAAATGCACTAAAGTAACTTGCAAAAACGAATTAAGATATCTTAGTTCTTTTCTTGGATACTTATTTGTTGAGGGTTATATACCAACTAATCCTGTAAGGAAGATTGGAACCATAAAACTTGAAAAGAAAAAAATGAAAGCTTTTTCGGATATTGAGGTGGCGAAGATAAGGCAAGGGTGCAAGAATTCAAAAGAAAAAGCAATTATTGAACTTTTTCTTAGTACCGGGTGTAGAGTGAGCGAGCTTGTAAATATAAAAAAAGCAGACATAGAAGTCAATAAAGTGATTGTAAAGGGAAAAGGAAACAAAGAAAGGATTGTTTATTTGAATGCTACAGCAATTTTGGCTGTAGAGGCATATATAAAAGACTTACCTGAGCTTAAAAATCCTTTTCTTTTCCCTAAAATGAACATGACAACAGGAATGAAAAAAGGAATAGCGAGGGGTGACGGCTACTTAATTGCTGAAAATTATGAAGAAGGACATATGGATAAAGCTTCAGTAGAGGACTTAGTAAGAAGACTTGGGAAAAGAGTTGGAGTGACAGGCGTTCATCCACATAGATTCAGGCGTACGTGTGCAACAATGGCATTGAAAAGAGGCATGCCTATAGAACAGGTGAGTAAAATGCTTGGACATGAGCAGCTTACAACTACACAGATTTATCTTGATCTTAGTGAAAGAGATTTAGAAATAGCGCATGAGAAATATGTGCTGTAGTGAAAGGGGAAGGCATGAAAGATGAATTAATATCTGAGATAGTTATGGAACTGGCAGCAGATGTTGATATGGACGTTGGAGAGCTGAAATCAAAACTATATATGATTATGCATGGATACAGCATAAAGCTTGAAAATACAGATATAGTCATAAGGGAAGAAAACAAAAATGAATGGTATTTTAAAAAGTTCATAATGACAAAGACTGTGCAAGGATTATCCGAGAGAACATTAGCTCAGTATTCAGGTGAAATACCAAGGATGTTAAACACAATAGGGAAATCCGCAGAAGATGTAAGCTCAGACGATATATTATATTACCTTGCGGTAAGGGAGCACAAAGATAAAGTATCTAAAGTAACTGTATCAAACAACCTTAGATATCTGAGGACTTTTTTTGAGTTTTTGACAGTTGAAGGAATAATACCTACTAATCCAGTAAGGAAAATTGGAAGCATCAAAGTAGCTAAAAAGCAGAAAAAGGCCTTTTCAGATGTAGAAGTACTCAAGCTGAGACAAGGATGTAAGACAGTGAGTGAAAGGCTCATTGTTGACATGCTACTAAGTACCGGATGTAGAGTTTCAGAACTTGTATCTATAAAAGTTGAAGATATAGAAGGTAGAAGAATAACTGTTTTGGGTAAAGGTAATAAAGAGAGGATGGTTTACCTGAATGCACAGGCACGCCTTACGCTTGATGAACACATGAGAGATATTGATACAATAATCAATCCTTATATATTACCAAGCACAAGGTATATAAACAGTACAGAGCATATGAGTAGTGGAGCAGTAGAAAGCTTTTGTAGAAGGCTTGGGGAAAGAACTGGGGTTAGAAATGTTCATCCACATAGGTTCAGAAGAACATGTGCAACTATGGCATTAAAAAGAGGAATGCCTATAGAACAAGTGAGCAAGATGTTAGGGCATGAAGAGTTATCAACAACTCAAATTTACCTGGATCTTGATGAGAGAAACTTGGAAATAGCACATGAAAAGTATGTTGTGTAGATGGAAAAGAAAAGTATGAAAAGCAATACAATATGGAAACCAAACAAAGAAAAGGTAAAGGAGAAACAAATGAAGAATACATTGGTGGATTTAAATAATTACTTATTTGAGTCAATAGAAAGAATAACAGATGATGATCTGACAGATGAACAACTTGAAAAAGAAATAAAGAGAAGTGATGCAGTACAGAAAATAGCGAAGACGATTATAGAGAATGGCCATCTTGCACTTAGTGCTAGAAAGCATATTGATGATCAAGGTGGAGGACAAAAAGTTGACCTGCCCATGCTTGGAATTACTTCGGAGAACAAATGATAAGATACACACAAGAGGAAAAATCATTCCTGATAGAATATATTCCTGGGAGAATTGCATCAGAAGTTGTTGAAGAGTTTATTAAAAAATTCGGAAAAACTATAAGTGTAAGTCAGATAAGAAGTTTCAGAAAAAATAATAAGATAAATTGCGGAAGAGATACCAGATTTAAAAAGGGATCTGTACCGGCCAACAAAGGTAAAAGGCTGAGTCCGGAAGTTTACAAGAAACTAAGTAAGACAATGTTCAAAAAAGGCCATAGCCCACAAAACTACAGGCCGGTAGGAAGTGAGAGGGTGAATGTTGATGGATACATTGAAATAAAGATTGCAGATCCGAGCAAATGGGATCTGAAGCACAGAGTTGTTTGGGAAGAAAGCAACGGTAAAATTCCTGCAGGCATGAATCTGATATTTAAGGATAATAATCCTTTGAACATTAAACTTGATAATTTGATGTTGGTTACAAGGGCGGAAAATATAGTAATCAATCATGCCGGGGCAAATGTATACAAAGGCATAGAGAAAGAAGTGGCCGTAAATGCTATAAGGCTTAAAAAACTGATAAAAGAGAAAATATTGAATAACAAAAAGAAAAGAGGAATAGAATGAACAGAGTAATATTGATAGGTAGGCTGACAAGAAATCCGGAGGTTAGATATACACAAGGACAGGATAGTATGGCTATAGCTAGATATACTTTGGCAGTGGATAGAGCCACAAAGGGAGGAAATCAGGCAGCAGATTTTATTCCTTGCGTTGCATTTAACAAGGCTGGAGAATTTGCAGAGAAGTATTTTAGACAGGGTATGAGAGTATTGGTTTCAGGTAGAATTCAGACGGGAAGTTATACCAACAAAGATGGCCAAAAGGTTTATACAACGGAGGTTATCATAGATACTCAGGAGTTTGCAGATAGTAAAGGCGAAAGTGCCAGAGGAGGAAGCAAGAAGCAAGAAGCGAATGTTGATGCAGACGGATTTATGAATATTTCGGATGGAGTTGATGATGAGGGATTACCGTTTAACTAGTAGAGTGGTTATCAACTATTAATAAGGAGTAAGAGTATGACGAACACAGCACTTTAAATGTGTCAATGCATATTTTTACCTAAAGAAATTAAAACACCGTGTGACGCAAAATAAGAGGAGTAGGGAAGATGTATAAAATAAAAGATTTTTATGTAGGACGAACAGTAGTAATGGTTAGACTAAGATATGATAACTATATTCACAAGAGGGAGCTGGATGAGTTTAAAGAAGTCGTAGTTATACGGAAAGGGAGTAGATATGTAACCGCAGATAGTAATACACCATTTATATTTGATGTTCGTAAAGGCTTCAAAATAGATGACGGAAGAGGGAGAATTGCTTACGGACTTTATTTATGTGAGCAGGATTATTTTGATGAGATGGAAAAAGCTGATTTACTGAAGGAAATTAAAAGTTTTTTTACTTATGATAGAAAAATACACGAAAATATGCCGCTTAAAGATTTAAGAGAAATAGCTAAAATTATTGGAGTAGAGGGATTGATAGATGAAGGTGTTAATTGCTTGTGAGTGTAGCCAAACAGCCTGCAAAGAGTTTAGAGCACTAGGACACGAGGCTTATAGCTGCGATATAGAGCCTTGCTACGGAGGTCACCCGGAATGGCATATCTTGGGTGATTGTCTTGTAATTATTGAGGGGGGGGGTAACATTTGAGACGGAGGACGGAATCTCGCATAGTATTGAAGGAGCGTGGGATATGATTATAGCTCATCCGCCGTGTACTTACTTGAGTAATGCGGCGACAAGGAGCCATTCGTTGAAGGGCTCTACACTTGAGCAGATCAACTCAAGGACAGAAAAAAGGATAAAAGCACAAGAGTTTTTTATGAGATTTGCAAATGTGAATTGCAAAAAGGTGGCTATAGAAAACCCCATTGGAGTGATGAGTACAGTATACAGAAAACCGGATCAGATTATTGAACCGTATCAATTTGCAGATTCTGTTAATGACGCTGAAAATTATGTAACTAAAAGAACTTGCCTTTGGCTTAAGGGTATTAAGCCTTTAAAGACTAATGACTTACCAAGACCTGATAATGCGAGAATTTATGGTAAATGGTCAAACGGTAAAGCAGGGTGCTGGCACGAAGTGCAAAAGGGAAAGAACAAAGCGACAGTTAGAAGTAAGACATTCACAGGCATGGCAAAAGCTATGGCAGAGCAATGGGGACAAAAAGGAGGAACAAATGGCTATACAAAAAGATATAGTGATAAACAGAAAACAATATCAGAATATCAAAAAGATGGATCATAATCAGATGAATGTATACCTGCAAAACGCTTATAAAAAATGCTTACATGGATGGCTTTAAAGCTGGTACAGAGTGATTCAGTCTGAAAATGATATAAGTATAATAAGAATGTTTAAGCAGGAATATTTGAATCTGATTGTAAGAAGTCGTGTAGATATTAAAGGCGGAGAGACAGGTGTTGAAGGTCCTATCAGTAATGACGAGGGTTCAAGCCTCAGATGGTATACAAATGTATGTGCATTGGAGATAAAACGCAGTGTAGCAGAAGATTATAAAGATGAATTGATAGAAATGCTTGGGACAATAAAGCTTGAGCAGTGTGGGGAGTAAAATATGGCAAAACAAAAAGATGTAGCAATAAATCGCAGAGAGTATGAGAGGATAAAAAGATACGACCATACTCAAATGAATAATTATATCAGGAGCATATACAAGGATGGTTTCGATAGCGGTATTGAGGAAGCAAAGAACAGGAATGAGAAGAAAGACTTGAATATTGAACTGATAAAAGTTGAATTGGCAAATATAAAAGGTATAGGACCGACAAAGATGGCACAGGTAATAAAAGTTCTGGAAGAAAGAATTGGCTAAAAGTGAAGGAGGTGATGCTATATGAATTCTGCCAAGGCTGAGCTGCTTGAGGTACGAAAGCTTTGTTTAAAGATTTATCAGCTGTATAGGGAGAAAGAATCGTTGCTTGGTATTACAAGAAACATCCAGTCAGATGAAAGAGTTCAGAAATCTACAGGTAGCGGCGGACTTGAAGCGACAGTACTTGAGCGTGACAGGATACAGAAAGAAATTGATAAGGCAATGAGTTTGTATATATCAGAGAGGCAGCAGATAATTGATAGGATACATCAAACTGACAAGGAAGAGTATATCCAAGTACTGTATAAAAGATACATTGAAGGAAAGAGCTTTGAAGCAATAAAAAGAGAGATGCACTATGAAGTATCTTACTTGAGAAAGCTACATGTAAAGGCTCTCAATGCATATATTAAAACAATGTAAAATAAAATATAAAAACCTCTTGACAATACGCATAATAATGCGTATAATATAAAACATAAGGAGGTAAGCAAAACATGAAAAAAGGAGAACTGATAAAGATTTTAAAGAAAAGTGGTTGTTATTTAAAAAGGGAAGGAACAAGACATGAAATATGGATTAGCCCAATAACACAAAATATGTTTGAAGTTCCAAGGCATGCAAAAGAAATAACCGTAGGAACACTAAATAAAATCTTAAAGGATGCAGGGCTTAAATAAAGCCCTTGCATTTGAACATTTTCAGTTTTGCTTATCTCGTAAAATTAAGGAGGTATATTGATGGCGAAATATGTTTATCCGGCTATATTCACAAAGGAGGACAATGGAGGGTATAGTATAGCATTTCCAGACATACAAGGATGCAACACATGTTCGGAGAATTTACAAGAAGGCTTTGAAATGGCAGCAGATGCATTGACGTTGATGTTGTATGATTTAGAACAGGATAAAAAAGAAATACCAAAGCCAAGTGACATAAAAAGTGTTAATGCAGCAAATAATGAATTTGTATCTTATATTGCCGCCGATACGGCATTCTATGAAAGATATTACAGTAACAAGACTGTAAAGAAGAATTGCACAATACCGTATTGGTTGGAGAAGATGGCAAGTGATAATAATATAAATTTCTCTCAAGTGTTGCAAGATGGATTGAAGAATATTTTAAAAATAGAGTAGAGTTATTAAAGGCCGCATGCTTATGTGGTCTTTAACTTTATAAATCCAAGAAGCAGCAGATGATAAAGATGTCTCACTTTTGTCCAATTGTATATGATATACTTATACAGTGACAAGGAATAGATACTTCTTGTTTGCTATTTCATGTATACCCCTTTTAGGAAGCTCTCAGTATATGAGAGCTTTTTTGTTGTAATATTGCACAAATAATACAATAAAATATCGTGAAATAAGGCGAAAATATGTACAAAATGCACAAGGTACTCCCGGGGGGTATACCCCTATGCGGGGCAAAGAGGTGCGGCCGATTTGGCTTTAAAAAAAGTGAAAAAAATGGGATTTCCTTCCCTTGGAAAGGAGGGGTGATGGTGGCTGATGACAGTTAATCAGAAGGAGCTGGCGGAGTGTCTTGGAGTAGAGCCAAGGACTATAAGAGATTTGACTAAGAAATGTGGAATATTTGAAAGAAATGAGTCGGGAAAATACGAGTTAAGTACATGTATAAAAGAGTATATTGAATATAAATTGGACTTGGACTCAAGTAGGGCGAAAGGCTTGAATTTAGAGGCTTTAAAGGCCAGACATGAAGAGATAAAGATACAGATGAGTCTTGAAAAGTTAAGAGAATATAAGGCTGAAACTCACAGGTCTGAAGATGTGGAAGAGTTCCTGTCAAATATGCTTGTAAGTTTCAAAAATAAGCTGTCAACATTGCCCTCAAAATTGGCCATGGAGATAATGGGAGAGACCGATACAAATGTGGCGATAAAGAGGGTGGAAGAGGAAATAGATGCTGTTTTGAGTGAACTTTCTGAATATGATCCAAATAAGATTAGCAGGAAAAGAAAAAGTGTTGAATTGGATGAAGATTTAGAAGAAATAGAGGAAGAAAATGACATCAAGGGAGAAAACAAGAAGGCTGTTTCAAAAAGTAATAAGCGAAACACTAAAACCACAAAAACAACTAAGCGTAAGCCAGTGGGCAGAAAGATACAGGGTACTTGATTCTAACTCAAACTTAGCTGGAAAGTGGTCCAATGATGTTACCCCATACCTTGTAGGGATAATGGATGCCTTCAATGATGTAAATATCAGAAAAATATTCTTTTGCAAAGCCAGCCAGATAGGTGGAACCAGTGCAATGGTAAACATGATTATGTATATCATAATGCAATCTCCGGCACCTACTATGATTGTGTATCCAAGTGATGATCTTGCAAAGAATATATCTAATGATAATTTAAAGCCGGCATTTAGACTTGTGCCGGAAATAAAAAAGGCATTTAAAGAGACAAAATCAAAGGAATTGGAACTTAGATTTACTCATATGCCTATATATCTTACAGGAGCAGGTTCTCCAAGTAAGTTGTCTTCCAAGCCTATAAAGTATCTGTTCTTTGATGAGATAGATAAAATGGGTGGTGCTACTAAGAAAGAGGCAAGTCCTTATAATTTGGCACTGGAGAGAACAAAAACCTTCAGGCCGACCGAAAAGGTATTTGCTGCAAGCACTCCTACTATCAAGAGTAATTATATATGGGAATTGCATGATGGAGCAGACGAGGTAAAACATTATTTTGTACAGTGTCCACACTGTGGAGGGTGGATAGAGTTTGTATTCGATCAGATAAAGTTCTGTAAAGATGATGAAAAGAAGATGAGCAACTACGAAAGGGCGCAGACTGCAAAGTATGTATGCCAGGAATGTGGCTGTTTCATCACAGACTCAGACAAAATGAAGATGGTTAGAAGCGGTGAATGGAAAGTGGTGAAGAAGAGAGGTAATGGAGTAACTGCAAAGAGTGTAGGATTTTGGATAAGTTCTCTTTACTCAGTATTTCTTAAATGGTCAGACATAGTGGAAGAATTCTTAGATAGCTATAAAGATCCTGAGAAGCTTCAGAACTTTACTAACTCGTGGCTTGGTGAAGCATGGGAAGATACTAGAATTGCAACAAGCAACAAGTTGGTGCTTCAAAGACAAACTGATTTAGAAGAGTTTGTGGTTCCAAAGTGGGCAAGAATGCTTACAGGCGGAGTGGATGTACAGCAGGATTCTTTGTATTTTACTATCAGGGCATACGGAGCTTACACAACCAGCCAAAATATTACGCATGGGCAAGTACGAAGCTTTTCAGATATTGAAAGAGTTATGAACGATACATATAAGCGAGAGGATGGAGTAGATATGGTAGTTGCCCTGTGCCTTATTGATAGTGGATACAGGCCTGATGATACATACGACTTTTGTATTGAAAACAGAGATTGGGCAATACCGGTAAAAGGCTCATCAAACCCTATGGATTCAAGATATAGATTCAATAGAGTGGATAAAAAAGGATATGGACTACAGTTGGTAGTATGTGACGGTGGAGCCTTTAAGGATTCTATAGCGGTCAGACTGCAGAAAGAAAATGGTCCGGGTTCTTTTATGGTATTTAAGGACTGTGATGAAAACTATGCGAATCAATTAAGCTCTGAACAAAAGGTTATGGTAAAGACATCTGCAGGTAATGTGATGAGGTGGGTACCAAAGAGATCTCATATAGATAATCACTATTTAGACTGTGAAGTATATGCTATGTGTGCAGCAGAGATAATGGGAGTTAGAAGTTTAAGAGAAGATAGTTATGAAGAAAAACAGGAAGAAACAAGCAATCGTGAAGATAATACAAATTCTGATTGGATTACAGGTGGTACAGGTGGAAATAAAGGAGGATGGTTGTGATGGATAGACCAATGACAAATGAAGAGCAACTTATAGAGATTGACAAGGCAATATCATCAATTTTGAGAACAGGACAAAGTTATAAGATAGGTTCAAGAACTCTGACAAGAGCGGACCTGGGAACACTTAGGGCTATGAGAAAAGATTTATTGGCAGCTTCAGAGGATAACGGTACTGATCTATTCAGTAATACTTTTGTGGCTGTATTTGATAGGAGGTAGAAATGAATTGGCTTGATAATTTAATTGGCTTTTTTTCGCCATCATGGGCATATAAAAGGCAGGCCTTCCGTACTGGCATAGATGAAATAAGATCAGGTTATTATGACAGTGCAGACTCTTCCAGGATGAATAGAAATTGGACTGCCAATAATGCACCCGCAGTAATGACGGACAGTTTCTCAAGGGATAACATAAGAGCCAGGGCAAGAGATCTTGAGAGAAATTCAGATATTATGAATGCAATACTTAGTGCATACAATAGAAATGTAGTAGGCGAGGGATTTACTCTACAAGCAAGGACTGACAATGAGGAACTCAACAACAAGATTGAGGAATTATGGAGAATTTGGACTAAGAAAAAGAATTGTGACATATCTAAGAATCAAAACCTGGTTCAAATGCTTAGAATGATTGAGAGAAGAAAGAGGGTAGATGGTGGAATTCTTATACAGAAATGTTATACGGATGATGGAGAACTGCCGCTGAAGCTTTCCTGCCTTGAGGTTGATGAGATAGATAAAGATGTTATGAGTCCACACTATGAGGGAAATAAAGTAGTGGACGGAGTAGAAGTAAATGAATATGGTGCACCTGTAGGGTATCATATCAGAAGATACAGTAAGGATGGATATTTACTGGAAGAACCACACTTCGTAAAAGCTGAAGATATGATATTTGTATTCTCAAAGACAAGACCTTCTCAAGTAAGAGAGATGAGCGATCTAAATCCTACCTTGCTTAGGGTAAGGGATATCACTGAATTTATGACTGCAGTGTCGGTGAAGCAAAGGATTGAAGCTTGTATGTCTGTATTTATCAAAAAGGGTACAGCGGATGATATTGGAAGGGGAATAGTAAAGTCGAATAATCAAGCGGGATATGATGGGAAGCTGTTGTCTCCGGGAATGATTAAAGTATTAAATCCGGGAGAAAGCATAGATGTAGTTAATCCGAACGGTCAAGCGGCAGATGCAACATCTTATATAAAGCTTCAAAATCAGTTGCTTGGAGCAGGACAAGGGCTCAGTTATGAGGCTACCACAAGAGATATGAGTCAAACAAATTACTCAAGTGCAAGGCAAGGATTGATAGAGGACAACCTTACATATGCGGAGGATAGGCAACTCTTAGGTGATTTGGTAGATGAAATATATGAGGCTTTTATCACTTGTGCAGTGTTATCTAAAAAGCTTGATATACCTGATTTTTTAGAGAATAAAGAAAAGTATTTTAAACATGAGTGGATACAAGCCGGAAGAAGGTGGATAGATCCGCTCAAAGAAGCAAGTGCTATGAGGCTTGGTATGGCGAGTGGCCAAAAAACTTTTAAGCAAATTGCAGCAGAGAACGGAAAGGACTGGAGAGAGCAAATAGAGGATATTGCAGAAGTTATCGCTTATGGTAATGATTTAGGAGTGGATCTTGGGCATATCCTATATGGAATGGATCCTAGGAGGGAAAATGGATAAGAATTTTGTAAGAGAGATAGCTATAAATGGCATCAGGCAGGTAAGCAGTGAAGATGATACTAAGACTATAGAACTTAGTTTTTCAAGTGAAGAGCCATATCAAAGATGGTATGATCATACAGAAATATTGGATCATAAAGGGATACAGCTTGATAGGCTGAATGATATAGGTGTGGTACTTTATAATCATAACAGGGATAAAGTTATAGGCAAGGTAAAGAAAGCGTGGGTGGAAGAGAATAGAGGCCTTGCTACAATAGAACTTGATGATGATGATTTCAGTACTGAGATATATAAGAAAGTTGAAAGCGGTACACTTAAAGGTGTATCTGTAGGGTATTCTATAGATACCTGGGAAGAAGTGAAGGCGGGAAAAGAGTCTACAGACGGATTTTCCGGACCTTGTTACATTGCGAGGAAATGGACACCATATGAAATATCCATAGTATCTATACCTGCAGATGGAACTGTAGGAGTTGGCAGAGCTGAGGAAAATACAGACGGTAAGGATATGGCGGATTTAAGTATGTATGAGAATATAGTCAAAATGAATGAGAATAAGTTGAGATTGTAAGGATGTCTCACTTTTGTCCAATTTTTTATGCTATATTGGTAAAGTGCTAGATGGGCGTATAGCACATGATATTATTGATGTGATTGTTCCTTTCATGAAAGCTTGAGGCGTATGTCTCAGGCTTTTTTGTTGGAAAAAAATGAGAAAGGAGTCTTTTATGGGTGTAAAGGATGCATTGAGAAGACAACAGGAGCTTTTGGAAAAAGCTAAGGCAGAAGGTAGGAACTTGAACTCTGAGGAGCAAAGAGAGTTTGACAGTATGCAGACTGTTATTGATGCTGCTTCTACAGAGGGAGATGTAGATGGCTTACAGATTGAAAGAGAAAGATGTAAGCAGATTGTAGAGTTGTGTAAGGACATGGAGCTTGATCCGACTGAATTTATCGCAAATGGAGCAAGCATAGAAGCTGTGAAGGATGCTGCTATACAAAAGTTTAAAAGCGAGAAAAGACCTGTAACGGCACAGCCAAGCGGTGATGTGAATTTGAAGGTTAAGACTGATGAAAGAGATAAGTATACCAGAGCTGTAGCGGACGGTATGCTTCTAAAAAGCGGTCTATATGTTGATAAGCCTGCAGCAGGTGCAAATGATTTTAAGAGTATGTCTCTAAGAGACATGGCTATTCATGCTATGGCACAGGATGGTGAGAATTTAGATACTCTTATGAGAATGTCTCCAAGTGAGGTGTATGACAAGGTTACAAGAGCAGGATTTTACAATCCGACATCTGCATTCCCGGCTATCATGGATACAGCTATCAATAAAGCTTATAAGGATGAGTATACACTTGCTCCTACAACGTTTGAGAAGTTTGTAAAGATTGGTTCTCTATCGGATTTTAAGGCACATGACAACTACTGGGTAACAGGCCCGGCTGGCACGTTCAAGGAAGTACCGGAGAACGGAGAGATCGAGGCGGATGTACCTAAGGATATGGCCAAGCCTAAGAGACAGCTTAAGACATTTGCAAGGCAGTTCTCTATGAGCAGACAGGCCTTTATCAACGATGATATAGGCTTCCTTACTACAGTGCCGGCACGATATGCAAGAAGTGCAAAGACTACAATCAATCAGATGGTATATAACGCGCTATACAATGATGTGGTTATTTATGACGGATTACCGCTGTTTGATGCAAGTCATAAGAACTCTTTAGCTACCGGATCGGCTCCGAGTGCTGAAGTTATCAACAAGATGATATTGGCGTTGGCAACACAGAAGGATGAGTTCGGCCAAAGCATTGTAGTAAATCCTAGAACTATAGTAGCTCCTGTGGGATATGCTATGGATTTGTATAAGATTTTTAACTCTCCGAGTATCAATACAACTGATAATACACAGGCGGCAAACCCTTTATATCAGCTTAGAAACAATATCCAGATTGTAGAGGATGCAACTCTTAATGCACTGTCAGGAACAGGCGCTGCACCATGGTATCTGATGGCGGATGCGGCAGATATAAATGCTATTGAGGTGGATTTCCTTAACGGTCAGCAGGTTCCGACTATCAGAAGAATGGAAAATCCGGGAACACTGGGATTTGTATGGGACATCTATTTTGATGTAGGCGTTACTGTGATGAATCATAGAGGTATTGTAAGAAATAAGGGAGTGGCTATAGCCGATCCGTTGGCTTAAAGAAAGGAGAGAGTATGGCAAATAAAGGTTCGTATGTAAATACCGGAAATACTATCAATTATACAAACGATACAAATTCTAAGATTGAAGCCGGATCAGTAGTAAAGATTGGTGACATGGTAGGAATTGCTGCATGTGATATTGATGTGAAGTCACTTGGAGCAGTGAGTATCAGTGGTGTATATGATATTACAAAGAAAACAGGAGAAGCTATAGAAGCAGGCAAGCTTGTATATTACTCAACTGACGGCATTACAGCAACCGCCGGCAGTAATCCAAGAATAGGATATACCGTTGCCAAGGCACTTGCAGGGGATAAGACAGCAAGAGTAAGGTTGGGATAGTATGAAGTATAGAGCAAAGAGATATATACTCTACCTGGGGCATATGTATGCTCCGGGTGAATTTGTATTGACATCAGACATTGAATATTTAGAAAAACTTGTTGCGAATAATTCTGCAGAATGTGTTGATGATGAAGGAAATATAATCAGCCAAGCATTAGTAAATACTGAGGTTGAGAAACCTTCAAAAGAAGTACAATCTGAAGAACCTCCATTTGATGAGGAAGATGCAACAGATGAGGTAAAGGAAGATGTCAGCAACAAGCCTATTGGAAGAAGCAGTAGGGCAAAATAATGAATAAATTTATGGAAGCTCTTAATGATGATATATCTAAGGTTTTCTTAAACCTGAATGAGTTTGCTTCTACTCACAATATTGACGGTAAGGAATACAACATTATCATTGATGAATATGAGTTGAACGAACGAAACAAGGGTAGAGAAAAGGAATTTATAGATGGAATCTATATAAGAGAGCTGCTTATATATGTGTCTAAGGATGAGTTTAAAAGGCTTCCAAGTATAGGTAGAATACTTTTTCTTGATAATGTGGAATATCTGGTCAAGGATGCACAAGAGGAAGAAAGAGTATTTGTCATTACACTTGAGAAGAATGTGCACTGATGGATATTGAAGTAAGAGTTGATGAAAATGACTGGAGGAGACTTGAGCATACTCTTAAGTATCTTGGGGAAGATGCCGATAAAGGCCTTGCTAAAGTTGTGAATAAGACAGCGAAGGAAGCAAAGAAACTGCTTGCAAAGCAGTCCAATTCCGAATACGCCACTACGGATTTGGGGCTTAGAGGATTTAATAATGCTATGAAGGTAAAAACAGCTACAGGAAAGAACCCTGTAGCTGAAATTATATCTAAGGATGGCAGCAGAGAGCTATATAAGTTTAAGGTATCACCAAAGACCGCTACAAGAAAGAACGGTAGAAGACCAAGGACTTTTAAAGCTAAAGTTTTGAAATCAAGCTCATTTAAAAAGATGCAGACTGCAGATATAAAAGCGTTTGTGACAACTTTCAAGAGCGGCCACACAACGCTGGTTGAGAGAACACCGGGCAAGAGGATGAGGAATAGAAGAGGCAAAGGTATAACAAAGCATAATATGGCACTTAAGGCCTTGTATGCTGTACCGGTTCCAAACATGCTTGCAGGTGAACACGGATATCTTAAGGCAAGTTCTATGATCGATGATGTACTGCAAAAGAATATTGATGTGGAAATAGAGAAACTTTTAGGAAGTGAAAGATGACAGTTTTTGATATTTATAAAGAACTTGAGGATTTTCTGCATCCTATATTGGATGAAATGTACTTTGAAAGTCCGGATGGAAAAAGGGTAAAGATAAATATATATAAGCAGAGCTTACCTCCAAAGCGTGATGATGAAGATATGAACCCGATTCCGTATCTAATTATAAAAGTACTTGGAGGTACATTTCCAAAGGACTATAGAAGTGATACGGCCAAGATTAGAGTAATACTTCTGATAGGAATAATGAATACGGAGGAAGGATATACTGCATCCATGGATGTGTTGGGTGTAATGGAAAGAATAAGACAGGAACTTTTAAAAGTTGGACATTTAAAGACTTTTTCTCTTTGTGCTGATATAGACTTTACGATGAATGAAGAGGATGAGTATCCGTATAGCTTTGGTGGTATGGATTTGAAATTTAGAAGTATAGATGTAGTGAGAGAGGATGAATACACATAATGGATGGGAAGAAGGAAGACATTGTAAAAGAAGAGCCAAAAGTGGACGCTGCAGAAGAACCAAAAGAGGTTATAGAAGATAATACAGAAAGTGATGCAGCCTTAATAAATACTAAGCGTGAGAGGCTCTCCAATGTGGTCTATGTAGGGCCGAAAGTAAGCGGTGTTATACAGCAATTTGATACATTCAGCGGAAATGTTCCTGAAAGTATTGAGGAGTTTTCAAATAAATATAATACGATAAGGGCACTTTTTATACCGATTAGCGATTTTGCAAAGGCTTTTAGAGAGGTAAAAGAAAAAGGAAGTGCTCTTTATAATCTCTATATGAGAGCAAAGGAGGAGATAAATGACAACTTATAATCATGGTATAAGGGTAAAAGAGGGTGCTACACCTGTAAGTAAGCCACTGCTTGGTACTGCAGGACTTCAGGTTGTAGTAGGATGTGCACCGGTAAACCTTACAAAGGATCCATATTCTAAGACAAACAAGGTTGTGCTTTGCAACAGCTTTGATGAGTGCGTACAAAAGCTTGGATACAGTGATGAGATGGATAAGTACACTCTATGTCAGTCTGCTTATGCTTCTTTCAAGCATTTTAAGATAAGCCCTGTAGTTTTTATCAATGTACTGGATCCAAAGAAGCATAAGCAGACGGTAGCGGAAAGCACTGTCAATGTTGTAAATAAGCAGGCTATACATCCTGATACAGGCCTTTTGCTTGATAAGTTGGTGGTAAAGAATGCTGCAGCTACATTGGTTGCCGATACCGACTATATATTAAGCTTCAATGATGAAGGAAAGGCTGTAATATCACTATTGTCTACAGGCAGTGCATATAATGCCACACAGCTTAAGGTAAGCGGCGAGAAAATAGATCCAAGTCTAGTTACAGTTAATGATATAGTTGGCGGTTACAGTGATTCTACAGGAGAGAGTACAGGTATTGAACTTATAAAGAGTGTATTCCCTAAGCTTGGAATTGTGCCGGGTACATTGCTTGCCCCGGGATATTCATATAATCCGCTTGTTGCAACGGCTCTTGTCGCAAAATGTGAGGAGTTGAACGGAAAATTCAGGGCTATGGCTCTGATAGATATATCTTCAAGTACGGTAAAGAAGTACACAGATGTTCCGAAGGCTAAGGCTGATCTTGGTATCAAGTCACCTTTTGCAATTGGACTATGGCCAAGCGTGAAGGTGGAAAAGAAAGTAATTTCCTACTCTGCGATGTTTGGGGCTTTGTGCGCTTATATTGATACTAAGAATGATAATATTCCTAGTAAGTATCCTTCAAATAAACCTTTGAATGTCGAGAGCGCTTGTCTTGCAGATGGCAGCGAGGTGCTTATTGATGAAGAGCAGGGTAATACTTTGAATGCAGTAGGTGTAGTAACGGTTATAAACCAAGTAGGATTACGTGCTTGGGGTAATAACACTATGGCCTATCCGGATGATACCGATCCTAAAAACAGATGGATTGCAATAAGGAGATCCTTTAACTGGTATGCAAACGGATTTATAACAAGATTTATTGATGCGGTTGATGACCCTACAAGCTATAAGATAATTGAAGCATTTCTGGATGCTGAGAATATGTTCGGTAACAGCATTGTAGCAAGGGGAGACTTTGCAGGAATAAAAATGGAATTCAGCATTGATGACAATCCGAGAGAATCTATACTTGCAGGAAGAATTAAGTTTAAGGAGAAGATAGCTCCATTTATTCCGACGGAGTATATAGAAAACGAGATTTCGTTTGATCCTAATATGATTGTGAATGCATTGGGAGGTAATAACTAATGAGTTTTCCAACAGTAATAAATAATTTCAACATGTACTCAGGCTCTGACAGACTTATCGGTGTAACTGATGAAGTCAAGTTGCCTGATATGAACGCTATTACATCTTCTGTGAGCGGAGCCGGAATAGCCGGAACTATAGATATACCTGTAGTAGGTGCTTATGAAAATATGGATATGGAAATATCTTTCAGAGGACTTACTGCAGATATCTTCAAGATATTCAAAGTGGGGGAAACTGTAGACGTTACTCTTAGAGGAGGATATCAGACTCTGGATAATGAGAATGCCGGCATAGGCAAGAGTTCTATGAGAGTTATGGTCAGAGGCTTTGTAAAAAACTTCTCTCCGGGAAGTGTGAAGATTAACGATCAAATGACATCCACTGTAACTATATCTATAGCATATTATCTTGTAGATGTGGCAGGTGAGAATGTTATTGAGCTGGATAAGCTTAACTCTAAGTGCGTAATCAATGGAGTTGATGTACTTGAGGATATAAGAAGTTATATTTAATGTTTTGAGTCAGGTGTCTGTAGATGCCTGACTTTTTGTATAAGCATATGGGTGACATCACCGATATGGATTAAGACAGATGATAGGAGAAAAGATGAGTAAAGAAGTAGAAAAAGATATTGAAGTCGTAGAAAAGAACGATACCGCAGTAATTGTATTTGATGAGCCATACAAATGGGAAGGCAAGGAATATACAAGTGTAGATATCTCTAATATGAAAAATCTAAAGGGCATTGATCTTATAGAATCATTAGATAATGGTAACGGCCTATCTACAAGTGTAAATGGTGAATATAATATAAAAACTATTATGTCTTTAGTAAGCAAAGCTACAGGGATACCAGTTGAGTTCTTTGAATATTTGCCTATAAAAGAAGTCATAAAGATTAAGTATAAGGCTATACGTTTTTTATAAAAGTGGGCATCAGCCCTAATGACGGCAGGGTAGTAAGAAAGATAGCTATAAGATTGTCAATAAGACTTAATACAAGTATGGAATATTTTATGAATATGCCTGTGAGGGAGCTTATAGAAATAGTTGAGGAGGTGAGTGAAATTGGCCAGTAAAAAAGAATATGAGATGAGAATAAAGATTGGCGGTAGAGTGGATGCCTCTTTGGGTAATGCTACCAAGCAGGCTATAAGTAATATTGAGGGTGGTCTGTCAAAGTTTGAAAGCCGTATGAAGACTATAGGCAAGGTGGTAGCGGGTGTGACTGCCGGACTTGCCGGTGCTGCTACTGTAATGGGATCTAATTTTGAAGCACAGATGAAGACTGTACAGGCTATAAGCGGATCAAGTGAAGCACAGCTTGATATTCTTAGTGAAAAAGCTAAAGAGATGGGTATTAAGACAGTGTTCAGTGCTACAGAAGCAGGTAAGGCACTTGAATATATGGCAATGGCAGGTTGGAAGACAGCAGATATGACACAGGGTATATCAGGTATTATGAATCTGGCCGCAGCATCAGGTGAGGACCTTGCAATGGTTTCAGATATAGTTACTGATGCACTTACTGCTTTTGGACTTAAGGCAAGCGATTCAGCACACTTTTCTGATGTACTTGCTGCAGCATCTTCCAACTCAAATACCAATGTGGCTATGCTTGGAGAGTCTTTTAAGTATGTTGCTCCTGTGGCCGGTGCTCTTGGGTATAAGGTTGAAGATGTAGCTGTGGGATTAGGCCTTATGGCAAATCAAGGTATAAAAGCAGGTATGTCAGGTAGAGCTATGAAAAACATATTGTCAAATATGACTAAGCCGACAAAAGAAATGGCTGCGGCTATGCAGGCACTTGGAGTCAGCTTGACTGATGACAGCGGAAATATGCTTTCGTTCATGGACATAATGAAAAACTTAAGAAAAGGATTTGCCGGTGGAAACTTAAGTGCAAAAGAATTTGGAGAAAACCTACAGACAATCAGTGACGGACTTGAAAACGGAGAGATTTCAGAAGGAGAGTACATTGAAAAAATGGAAACTCTTATGACAAGCATGTATGGAACAGGTGCGGCGGAAAAGGCCAGACTTGCTAATATGCTTGCAGGTAAACAGGGTATGACAGGTCTTCTTGCGATAGTGAACTCTTCAGAGGAAGATTTTAATAAGCTTACATCAGCCATACAGAATGCTGACGGTGCAGCGGAGAACATGGCAAATACAAGACTTGACAACTTGCAGGGTGATGTAAAACTTGCTCAAAGCGCATTGGAAGGATTAGCCATACAAGTGTATGAAGATTCTAAAGGACCTATGCGTGAAGGTGTGCAGATGTTTACCAAAGCCATTCAAGACTTGAATGCATATATCATAAAGAGCGGAGTGGCTAAGAATATAGGCAGAGCATTATCAAAAGGCCTCAAGCAGATGGAAGGTGCAGGAAAAGGCATTATTGAGTTCGGTAAGTTTGCAATGAAGCACTCAAGCGTAATCCTTGGACTTCTATCAGGTATGGCAGCAGGCTATGCTACATTAAAAGCTGTAGTAATAGGCAATAAGATAGCAAGTGGAATTTCATCTATAACAATGGCACTTTCAAATCCTGTCACAGGAGCTATTGTAGTTGGAGCATTGGCCGTATCTGCAATAGTAGGAGTAACTACAGCTCTTAAAGCTATGAGAGTAGAAGCAGGCAACAGAAGCCTTAGTAAACATTTCGGTGACTTATCTTTATCAATGAAAGAAGTTGACATTGTTGCAGACAGGCTTGTAAGCAGTAAGTCACTTGAGGGTGTAAGAACTGCTATGAAATCATTTGATGAAGCAACTAAATCTATGGATAGCTTCACAAATAGTCTAAGTGCGGTCAGAAAACTCAACTGGCAAGTAGGCATGGGCATTAAGCTTAGTGATGAAGACAATGCTGCATATAAAGATGGCGTTGAGAATATGATCTCTTCTCTGAAACAATCTGTAACAAGCGAACAGTACGGGATGGATATGAATCTTGCTTCTATACTTGGAGATAATCCGAACATGGAAGGTATAAGAGCTTCTTTTAATAATTACTATACTTCAGTGTACTCTGAACTTGACAAACTGGGTGAGGAGATGAAAACTGCAGTCAATGATGCATTCAATGACGGAATACTTGATATAGATGAGGCTAAACATCTTGAGGAACTTGAAAAGCAGATGGCGGATATGAAGGCCAAGTTGGCAAATGACAATCTGCAGTCTTCTTTTGATGTTATCAATGCTTCAGGTCTTGGTAATCTTACGCCTGAAAGTTTTAAAGATATCATATCCAAAACAACAGAGAAAGCGAATGAAGCAATGGCCACATTTGCAGAAAGTCAGGAGAAAGCACTGGCCAGCCTGCGTACACAATACAATGAGGGGTTCTTGTCTGAAAGCGAATTTAACAGACAATATGATATTGTTATCAATAGTATACTTGAAAATCAAGGCAAGACTATAGGAATGGCTGTAAGCTCACTTACTAAGAATATAAAGGATTCATATTCGGAAGAAATGTCAAGCTTGATGCCTGAGCTGAATGATGTAGTAGCTAAAGTTATGAATGATCCTGGCAATCTATATGCTTTGAAAGAGCAAGGAGCTTTAGCTTTTACAGGAATAAAAGATGGATTACTTGACGGAATGAAAGTGGATTCTGCTACTAAAGAAGCTATGTCACAGCTGTATAAAGAGTTACAGCCTGACATGGAAAAGATGAATGCGATTGCTGAGAGCTACAAAGAAGCCGGAGTGCAGATTCCTGATGAACTTGCAAATGCACTACATGAAGCGGCTACAGTGGGAGCTCTTGCAGGAGACGAATCAAGTCTTTGGTATTTGTACGGTGAAAAGATAGCGAATGATCCGAACTATGCAGAGATACTTAGCACAATGCAAAAGCAGGGAGTAGAGATACCACAGGCCCTTTTGAATGGATTGCAGGCAAGTGGAGTACTGGATCAAGCAGGTAATATAGTGTATGGAAAGATAAATAATTCTGTACAGTCAGCGATGGCATCTCCAATAAAAGCTGTAGCAAAGTTTAATCTTGAAGCCACATATAATGTAAGTCCAAATGTACTTAGTAATGGGGCTAGGAATGAGGCTATACGTTCGATAAGCAATAGAGCATTAAGTCAGAAGGCAAAAGGAATTTATGACTTACCGACATATGCAAGACTACCAGCATATGCAACTGGTGGAATTATTGAAAAGCCTACCGTGGCCACCTTCGCAGAGGACGGACCTGAGGCTGCAATTCCACTTGATGGATCACCTAGAGCAATATCTTTATGGCAAAGAGCAGGAGAGATACTTGGTACACTTGGCGGCAAGTCAAAAGCAAGCGGAAGCTTGGAGAAGCTTGAGGGCACAGATACATCCGGAAGTAACATTGTAGTGAACTTCTCTCCGGTACAAAACTTCTCGTCAGGTACTACTGCTGAAGAAGTTCAAAAAGTTAATGAACTCAGCTTTGAAGAGTTTAAAAAGATGTTTGACAGGTATGTAAAAGATGGTAGAAGACTGGGATTTACATAAATGAGAGATAGAATATATATAGCAGAGTCGGGAGATACTTGGGACAGTATCTCCTTTAAAATTTATGAAGATGAGTTTAGAATTGAGTTTTTAATGAATGCGAATAAGGACTTGATGCATATCTTTGTATTCGGTGGTGGCGAAAGAGTAAAGATTCCTGAGTTACCTGAAGATGTGAGCAGCTCTTTACCTGATTGGAGAAAGTAATGGCGAGATATACAGATTTAAGCCTGGTATATGAGGGCAAAGAAGCAAGTAATATAGGTACTGTAGAGAGCTTTACTTATGTTGATGAAGCTGAAAATAATGCGGACAATATCAGCATTACTATTGACAATGTGGATAAAAGGTGGGCGAACGGCTGGACTCCTAAGCTGAATGATAAGATAGCAGCTAAAATAGCCTGGACTGATGAGAATAATAAAAAGAATAAGATTGACTGTGGATCCTTTGCAGTGGATGACTTTTCTATATCATCAAGTCCTTTAACTTGTAGGATAAATGCTACTATAAAGCCTGTAAAAAATGAGTTTAGCGTGACTCCGAAGTCAAAACTTTGGAAAGATGTATCGGTAAAGCAGATAGCAAGTGAGATAACAAGTGCATCAAGTCTTAGCCTGGTATATGACAGTGATGTAGAAGATAAGATAAAAGAACTTGAGCAGTCCAATCAAACGGACTCATCTTTTCTAAAATCTCTTTGTGACAAGTATGGCTTGAGTCTGAAAGTATATGATAATAAAGTTGTAATCTATGATGTTGCAAGATATGAGGACAAAGACAGTGTAGGCGGCATAAAGCCTGAACAGTGTACACAGTGGTCTTATAATAACAGTATTTTAGGGACTTACACAGGTGCTGTTTTTTCATATACAAACTCTAAAGATAATAAAACTATATCTGTGACGATAGGCAAGAATGACAGGCTTTTATATATAAATGAATCTGCAGATGATGAAGCTGACGCAATGAAGAAGGCTATAGCAAAGGTAAATAAATCCAATAGAGACCTTATTACCATGAGTCTGGAGTTGGTAGAACCTATGCTTATAACAGCTACAAATTGCGTAGATCTATTCGGATTTGGTGGTGAGATAGATGGTAAGTACTTTATAACAAGTATAAATCATAACATAACAGGTAACGGATACATTCAAAGTCTTAGTCTTAGAAAAGTGATATCAAGGATAGGATCCGGCGGTAAAGAAGATGGCCAAAAAGAAAGTGATTCAAAAGAAAATAACAGTGCAGCAGATGGCATGGAATATATAGTAAAAAAAGGTGATAATCTTTGGAACCTTGCAAAGAAGTATTTGGGTAAGGGTGTGAAGATGAAAGAAATATATGAGTCCAACAAGGATGTGATCGAGAATGAAGCGAAGAGACATGGAAAGAAAGATTCAGATAGCGGTCACTGGATTTGGGAAGGAACGAAGCTGAATATACCGGGTGGAAAGAATGAATAAGAATGTGTAAGTGTAGATTTACAAAGGAATAGGACTTTTGCTCAATTATGGGCGAAAGTCCAGGCTGTAGATCGGCAACTAAAAATAAAATATAAAAAGTTGTTGACTTTTGTATCCACATAATATATAATAAAGACAGTTAAGCAATGCTTAACAAATAAAGCAAGGCAAGGACAGTATTTCGGTACTGGCGGAAAGGAGGTATGGTGGACGAGGATATGAATCTGGGTGAGTTACTTAAAGACATAGCTGAAGAAAATCAGACAAGAAAAATACTTGAAATCCTTAATGAGTGCAAGGACATTGAGGAAGCCAGAGAAAAAGTAAAAGCCCTACTTAGTAAATAAGTAAGGCAACAATAAAATAGATATACAAGGTGGTCCTTGCCACCGCCTTGTATAGACTATGGTAACATAGTAAAAGAAATATGGCAAGAGTTAAGAGGTGGGTAAAGTAGAAAAGAAGATGGGTAGACCAACTACGAACCCGAAGGAGCTAAGCACTCGTATAAGGCTGTCGCATGAAGATGTGGATATGCTGGAGTCATGTAGCAAAAAGCTTGGAGTGACTAAAGCTGAGGTGATCCGAAAAGGAATAAAAATGGTCTATGATAATTTGCAAAAATTATAACTTAAGGAATAAGAGAGCTGCGGCTCTCTTTTTTCATACAAAAAATAAGGAAGGATATATGAATGATGTAATTAGAATAGGCAAGGTGTCAAGTGTTGATTATGAAAAAGGAATGATATCTGTCTACTATGAGGATAGAACCGCTATGGTAACAAGTATTATGCCGGTACTTAGCAATGGTAGATATAAAATGCCTAAGATAGGTGAGTCAATACTTGTAGCACATCTTAGTAACGGCACTAATGCAGCGGTGGTACTGGGTACGGTTTTTAACGATGCAAATGTTCCTAAGATGTCAGGTCAGAATGTGTATTATGAAGAACTGTCTGACAATATAATGATAAGCTCTGATGGCATAGATATAACATTGAAAGCAGCTGCAGGAAGTATAAATGTATCAATGCTTTTAAATCTTATAAAGCGTGTAGAAGCTTTAGAAAGAAGGTGATCATGAGAAAACTTGGAAGCTGGGGAAAAGATCTTGTGTTTTCGGTGTCAAGTGACAAAGTGCTTACTTTTAAAAAGCTTAATAGAGAAGTCTCATCAAGGTGGGCAAGTCATACTCCGACATTTGGAAAGCCAAAAAGAGAATTTCTTGGAGCAGACCTTGAAACGATTACGCTTGATATCACTTTAAATGCATTTTTGGGAGTTAATATCACTAAGACTATTAAGAAACTTGAAAGTGCATTAAAGATTGGCAGAGCAAATTATATAGTGATTGGTGGTAAAAGGATTGCAAATTATAAATTCAATCTGACAAAGATAAGTGAAGCCTACAATGTAGTATATAGAGACGGACTTATATCTGAAGCTGATATCACATTAACATTTACGGAGTATCATTGATGAATAATATTAAAGTGGATTTTACGACAGATAGCAGTATCGATACTGAGATTTTAACATCAATACAGACTTTATGCAGTACTTATGAAGGCACAATCCCTTTAGATAGGCGGGTTGGTCTTGATTCAAGTGTAATATCTGAAAGTATTGATATTTCAAAGGAGGTAATTACTGCAGATATTTTTGACAAGATTGAAAAGTACATACCGGAAGTAGAAGTGATAGAAGTTTCTTTTAAAGAAGGTGAAGACATATCAATGCTTGATGTATTGATAAAACTTGGAAGGAGGGAAGATGTTTGAGAGAGTACCGGATGTAAGTTTTATTGATGATCTGAGACTTGAAAGCTTGATGGAAGAACTTATAAAAGAATATGAAAATGAATACAAGCGGATAACCGGCAATAATGAATACACATTACCTAAAGTATCACCATATAGATTTATATTAAATGCTATATGCTTGCAATTATTCCAGGGATTTATGTGGCTTGACAATATGGGTAAAATGAATCTTCTAAAATACTCAAATGGACCGTACCTAGACAATATGGCTGTTGCATTTGGTATTGAAAGGAAAAAGGGAGAGCCTAGCAAGTGTAAGATTAGATTTAAATTATCAAGTATACAAACATCAAATATTCCAATTCCTAAAAATACCAGGATAACAGATGGAAATATATATTTTAGAACAACTAAATTTGCTGAGATAGCAGCAGGAAAAGAGTATATAGATGTAGATTGCGAATGTGTAGAGGTAGGCAGTAAATACAATGATATCGGAGTGGGTAGAATTAAGATACTTGTAGACAGTATTCCGTATATAGAAAGTGTATCAAATACAAATACTACAGAATATGGAGCTGATGTGGAGGATGATGAAACGCTTAGGGAAAGAATATTCCTGGCAAGCTCTACATATTCGGTAGCAGGTCCGATCGGTGCATACGAGTATCATACAAAAGCCTACTCAAGCCTTATATCTGACGTAAGGGTGACGAATCCGTCTCCTAGAGTAGTAGATATAAGAGTTGTCCTAAAAGGTGGAGAAAAGCCGGATAATGAATTTTGTAGAGGACTTAAAGAGTATCTGTCAAGTGATGATAGAAAGCCTCTGACTGATGTAGTGGAGGTAAATGCACCACAGGATACCAACTATAATATCAATTTAAAGTACTTTATAAATGACAGCGACAAGGCCAATGTAACAAATATCCAGGCGGCAGTTACTAAAGCTATAGAAGATTTTAAGAGATATCAAAGCGAACGAATAGGTAGAGATGTGAATCCTTCCATGCTTGTAAGCATGATAGTAAATGCAGGAGCAAAGAGAGTAGAGATAGTTGAGCCGGCATTTATAAGTGTAGATGATGCACATATAGCAATATTGAAATCATCAAATATTACATATGGAGGCCTTGAAAGTGATTGATATTTTTAACTCTCATATCGTGGATGTTTTACCAAATAAATTTAAGTCCGATCCGGAAGTACTTGCACTAAGCCACGCAATAAATACTGTGCTTAATAAATACTTTCAAGCATTAAATAAGAGCATGGTTATATCTGGCATTGATAATTTGAGTGAAGAGGTGCTTGATTTGAGAGCAATTGAGCTTGATATTCCTTACTATACTTCAGATATGGATATTGAGACAAAAAGAAAGCTTGTAAAGTCTGCAATAGCTTTATATAAAAAAGCCGGCACTAAGGCAAGCATAAGAGCTGTAGTGCAGACTGTACTTGGAAATGGTGAAGTGATTGAATGGGATAAGTTTAATGGAGTACCGGGCAGCTTTAAAATAGTTACAAGCGGATCAAGTGATACGGAAGCACTGCAGGAGCTTTCTAAGATTATAAAAAAGATTAAAAATGCCAGTGCGACATTGATAGCAGTAGAGAGAATAACAGATATAAAAGCTGCAGTTTATATCGTAGGCCTTGTGCAAAGTGTAACTATACAGTCAGTGAGGTAAAAAATGGCAAGATTTAATACACCTTTAATTACAAATGTAGGTATAAATATTATAAATAGAGCTATAAATGGTGAAAGCTTGGAGTTTTCAAGCATAAAGATAGGCGATGGTACATATACAGGAAGCGAAGACTTGAAGACATTTACAGATCTTGTTGGATATAAAAATACTTTTAATATATCTGCAGCATCGGTAGATGGCAATGTCTTAAAGATAAATGCAACAGTAAGTAATGAAAGTGTAAGCGTAGGATATCAAATAAAGGAAGTCGGGATATATGGCAAGGTGGGCAATCAGGAAACCCTGATCGCAATTGCTACTGCTATAAATCCTGACTTTTTAGCTGATAGGACAAGTGCTCCTGTGACTATCGTAATGGAGTTTTATCTTACTATTGATAGAGCAAGTGAGATAAATTTTACTTACAGTATTCCGGATGGTGTATATGTGGATATCAGAACTTTTGATACAGGCTTAAAGAATATTGAGAACAAGATAAATCAAAAGCTTAAGAAGGTGACAGTTGTAGAAGTTCCGGTAGGCGGCTGGGAAGGTACTACGATATTTAAACAGCGAATAAATATTCCGGGAATTAAATTAAGTGATATTCCTATTGTAGGTCATAGTATAAGTGATAGCATATCAGATTCGGCAACTATAAAAGGTCTGTGGAAAGCCTACAGCTGTCTTGATAAAGTTGCAGTATATGACGGCTACATAGAGCTTATATGCTATAGAAAGAAGCCTCAAAGAAGCTTTTATCTTGCAGTAAAGGAGGTGTAAAATGGCTGATGCAATACTGATGGCAGGAGGCACAGGTGGAGTTACATCTGATGATGTTACAGCCGGCAAGGCTCAAGTCTTACAAGGCTACAAAACAGTAACGACTGACAGTGATGATGAAGTTGTCGAAGGAACTATAAAATCAATTAACACAGCTGACGATAACTATAATATTAACAAATCTAATGCATTTGGGATTGATGAGTTCGGAAGAATGTGGATAGATATGCCACATGGAAATGGGTATTATCACCGATATGATAATAAGCCTCATACATGTATAGACTCCGCAAAACTTGGAGATGCTACAGCAGATAAGGTATTGCGAGGCTGTACTTTTACAAGCAAGACCGGAGTAAAAGTGGAAGGTGCGATAGTCGATCGTGGAAATGGAATGGCCGCAATAGACTTTTATAATGCCCATTGGGAGTCAAGCTTTGTAGCTCGAATGGAGCCGGGATACTATGGCCAGAATGGACAGTGGAAGCCTTATGTATCCATACCGTACGCAGTCCTTGCTAATGTGGTCGGGGTAGATCCAAATAAAATGCTTTCAAATCTTACCATAGCAGGCACTACAGGTAACGTCAAAATGATTAACACCCAAGATAGTAATTACAGAATCAACAAATCTACTGCATTTGGAATTGATAATTGGTCTGATAGAAATAACACGGTATTTTGGATAGACTTCCCACACGGTAATGGGTACTATCACAGAGCTGATGGTCATCCTCATACGTGTATAGACGCTGTTAGTCTGGGCACAGCAGATGCTAATAGTGTGTTGCAATGGCAAACAGCTACAAGTCAACACGGCGTTAAGTTTGAGGGAGCAATACCCCGTTGGATTTGTAACACAGGTGACGTTATAACAGCCCTTAATGGTGAAGGGTTTGCGTGGGATGACACCCACGCAAGTAGGGGAAGGGGTATTGTTGTAAAAATCCCGAATGGGCATTATATACAGGGTGCTAACTGGGTGTTTTTACCTGCCCCGTATGTACTCTCTGAAAATATTCGTGAGGGTGTAAATATGTTCGGTGTACCCGGAGGACTTCCAGACTATAGGATCGGAAGACCGGTTTTTAGGAATGCCACTTTCAATACAATTTATGTAGGGGGAGTGGCGGACAAGGACTTTCCAGAGGCTAATAT